ACTGTATAATCCTGTAGGGTTATTGTTCTTTTCTGTTCAGCAAAAGATCTTAAAGAGTTTTGTCTTATTTCTTCTACACTATCTCCGTCTTTACCCCCTCTAGCAGGTAGCGGATTATTAAAAGCTAACGTAGATTGGTAGGTTAGGTCTGAGGCTGTTGAAGTACCAGTAAAGCCGGTTAAACTATTAGCTGGTACGTTTGCTGATATTCCTCCTCCAACTAAGTACTTAATAGTTAAGGTTATATTGGAAGGTGCTAATCCGTAAGTTTGTGTATATAGAAAATTGGAAGGATCGTAGGCTTTATCAATAGCTGTAATTCCTTGAAGGGTGCCTATGCCTACATTAGTAGGATCGGGTGTAAACGTACTATCATCAGTACCTGCAGTTCCGGCTCCAAATTGAATTTGTAAATAACCTTGTGAATTAAACCTAGTTACAAATCGTTTTGGTACTTTTTGAAGAAGTATAGAGTTAGGTGCTTTATCCACATAAGTACCGGTATTAGTTTGTTCTACAAAAACTGAGTCTTGTCCTAAGAATGGAACCTCGTACCAAGTAGTTACGTCATCTTCAGAGTTATCTGTTATCTCTAAAATACCAATAATATTAGAATCCTCAATAGTAATAGTAGAGAATTTTTCCGCAGTGGTATAGGTTTGAGTTAATGTTTTAACTTTTCCAGAAAAGGCTTTAGCTTTTTTAGTTAAAAGAAATTCAGACGGAACTCCATTAGAGATTTGACTTATCACTATATCTGTAGGATCGTAAGAGCTTGAATAGGTAAAGTCTATTTTATTTTGTATTAAGAACTCCGTATTACCTGCTGTATTAGCTGTAAGTATTGCATTTTCATCTACAACTAAAGCTTGATCCCAATTGGGGGTATTGGTTGTAGGATTTGCTCCTACATTTTGAGTAACTTGTACTTCTACTTCAGATACATTAGTTACTTTTGGCCTATATCCCATCATATAAGCCATAGTATATAAATTACTTGGCTCTTTAGCGTATTGTAGGAAAGTTTCTTGTAGTTGTGTGTCTTGGTAGAAGGACAATATATCTCCAACATATGCTGCCATTTCAATAAACATCATACCAGGAGAGGTAGGAGAAAAGTCATTATATGCGTCAGGAAAATAGTTTTTTGCAAACTCTATTAATTCCTGTCTATAGTCGGAGAATTCTCTAGCTACGTATTTTATATCTCTAATTTCTGCCATTATTGTTCAAAATTAATTACTACCTCATCTTCTATATTTGTATCTCGGATAGCATACCTTAGTAATAACGTAACTGTATTAGTATCTGGTGTTCCTAAGACTTGAAAATCTGTCGTTACTACAGATGGAAAATATTCAACCAATCCTCTTTGTACGGTTGATTTTACTCTATCAACCATATCTTGATTAATATTTTCAAACATTAAATTTCTCAAAATAGTCCCAAAGCTTGGATTGAGATATCTCTCTCCTTGTCCTGTAAGAAAGTAGTTTATTAAGTTAGTTCTAATAGCATCTTTAGTTTGATAAGTAGAATTAAAAACTGCTTTACCTGATAAAGGTAGGGACACCCCAACTGCTTTTCTGGGCTGTAAATCAAGTGGGTTTATTTTTCTACTATTAAATGCCATTTTATACTAATCCGTATTTTTCTTTAGTCTTCTGTTCTGCTGCTTTGTATACAGCTCCTGCTTTTTTTACAAAATCAAATTGAGAAATGTCTAAGCCGGGCATTGGACCGTTATTTTCTTTCATTCCCATACTAGTTGCCATCATAGAGGCAAAATTAGGTCTTTGAACCGTGTCCGATGTTCCTGAATATACATTTCTGTATTCTTCTGATGTCATAGATGCTTTAGTTTGACTAAGCATTTCCATGATAGGATCAGAAGAAGTTGGTCTCGGCTTTTCCACCTGCATAGGTTTAGATTGAGTTACTTCTTTCACTTGCGGTGCACTTGCAACACGCACTGCTTCATTAAGCATTTCCTGTAACTCCTCCTTAACAGCCGCTTTTACTTCTTCTCGTATGATTTTTCTTAATTGATCGAGTTTCATAATAATAAATAGTTGGTTTATGGAAGTTGATTATCTATTCTAAATTTTAATTCATCTAAAAGTACTTGGGTGTCTGAACTAAATGAAGGTTGGCCTCTAAGAATTATAATTCCTAGGTTGTCTTTTGCTACAGCAACTCTTCTTGGAATAGTAGAATCTACTCCTCTATCTTCTATAATTGCAAGAATATAGTCTCTACCGTTAGCTGCTCTATAGGTATAAGATTGGTTAGGGGTTCCTTCTGATCCAGTATTCTCTAAAGGTTGAATTGAGTCGAGTATGTTTTTTAATTCTTCAGCATATTCTAATTCTTGAACGCAGGTCTGTATGTTAGTATTAAGAGATTCTAATAAATTTCTCATACTATCAAAAGATGGCTGTACGCTTTGAACTAGGTCTGTAACTGCACTTAAATCATCTTCTAAACCTTCTAATAAAAGTGTAACTTGTATTAACCTATCTGCTTGTGTATTAGTAAATCCTGCAGTTTTAGCGGAATACAAACCTCCTTTATCAAAATCAGAAAATGACGGCCTACTCCCTACAGCTAACTTAGTGGGATTACGTTTTAGAAGCTTAATTATTCTTTTAGCGACAGATATAGGAGGTCTAAGTTTGCTAGGAATTGAATTTAATCTGTTAGCTTGTTTTTGAAAAGTATTGATTACTCTGAGTAAGTTGTTTCTAATTTTAGTTATTCTTATGAGTTCTTTACTGTCAGGACATTGATTAGTAAATTTACTTAATAATTCCAGTGCTTCATTTTGAATTCTAGCTTCTATCTCACCTTGTGCTTTTCCTAGTTGGTTAGCTACTATAGCTGATATTTGAGAACGTAGTGCCATTATTCAGTAAATACTTTTTTAGATTTTAAAGTAGAAGATCCATTAGGGTTAATTCTTCTCTTAAGTGCGTTTATCACTGGTTTGGCTTGTATACCTCTTTTATTTAGCTTAGGAATGGGTTTATTATCAGATGTTTTTGCTGATGCCATATCATTAGCCATGCCTTCAATCATATTAAGTAAACTCTCAAGAAAACCTTCTAGTTGATTTCCTAAAATTACCGGTTCTTTAAAATTATCACTAGCTGATCTAGATTTTTCTCCTAAGTATATTCTAGGACCATCTAGACACATATAACCGGCAGAATCTATATTTACGGTGCCTTCTGTGTTCAGCCCTATAGATTTTAAACTAGAAAGCTGTATGTCATGTTCTTTTGCATTGAAGAATAAACGCCCACCGTTAATTACTACCTGATTACCTTTAAATTGATCAGCTTTTGTGGGTGCTTCATCCCATGCTGATCTTTTTTCGCTGGCTTGTTTGAGAGGTATTTTATGATCAGCAACCAGGTAAATAGAAGAATCATCTTCATTTACGTCTTCTCCTATAGTTGTGAATCCATTATCGGTATCTTTTTGACCGTTGCTTAATATAATTACAGGTTTCCCTAAATTACTTGAATCAACCCAGGGATTAGATAATGCCCTACCTCCTGTAAATCTTAAGGACTGTCCTTGACGTCCTTCTAATTGTATATCGCCAGGACTAGATCCTATAGGGTTTACTGTTCCTAGTTCAACAAATTTACTACCTTGTGTAAAATCTATTCCTAAGTTATTTTTTGTATCTGGATAGAAATTACTGTTTGGATTATTCCAGATATTAAGTATCTTAGTATAGTATTTTCTTGTTTTTCCTATAAAGTCTGGGTCAGACGGTACCGGTAATGGTTCTATCTGTACAATTTCTCCTACTAATGGGACTACTTTAATATGAGCTTGAAGTTGGTAAGCAAATGGAAGGTCTGTTGTACCTTGCTCACTAGCTGTAGAACTTAGCGGCTTGTAGAATACTCCATTGATGGCAATTCCTCCTCCTCTTCTGCCATACTGTGGATGTGTTTCATCTAGTATTACGTCCACAACTCTACCGTAGGATATAAATTTACCTCCTGATCTTGATTGAGAAGTAGATCCTCCTCCTATAGTTGAATTAAGGGATAAGCTATAACCCATCTTCTTGTTTGTCTTCTGCTTTTTGCTCTAGTTCTTCTTGAGTTTGCTCTGATTCTTGTAATAGGTCCTGAAGGTCAGAAAAATCAAACATATCGTTATCTCCACCTTTTGCTTGGATTGCTTCTATTCTCTGAATAACAGTTGCGAGTTTAATTAGATGTTCATCATTTTTTACACCTATCTCCATATATTCTTTGATCATAGGTACAAGCAGAGTGGCATCTCCTATATTCTCAATAAGAGGTTTTAATTCCCCTATAAGTCCTTTGACCTGAGTCTTAGTTTCTCTAGAGTTATTATAAATTTCTTCAAAGAGATCCGATAACGTTTTACCTTTGAATATTTCTTTATCCGAATCCATATCTTTTTATAATAAATAGATTACAGTTCTTTTATTATAATTTTACCTTTTTCGTGATACCTGTAGTATATTTCATAAAAATCATCTTTCAGTGTAGATATAACTTTAGTAAGATGTGGAGTTTCACAATCAGTCATTTCTCGAATATAGATATACAGAGCTTTTTTCTTGAAAATATCTAAGTCATGTCTGGTTTTAAATATAGTTAAAACTGCATCTGCTATCTTCTTTTCACTGTCTTTACTGAATAGTGTGTCTAGTTTATCATATGTCTTTTCAACCCATATATCTAAAAACTGACTAAGGGATATACCTCCTGGAAATTTTATATCTAAACCTCCTTCATAAGATTCTTCCATGTCATCGAAAGAGCCTATCTGCTTTAGCTTTTTATAGTTCTTATTATTGTAGTTTATCAACCATCTCTTTACTATAGTACCAAAATAGGAATAAGCTTTCGCACCATTAGTAGAATCAAATTTCATTATTTTCTCCTCAAGTAGCATAGAAACGACCTCATGTTTTAGGTCTTCTATCTGTTCCACATCTGTATAGTAGAACTTGAATGTATGAATTATATTTTCCGCTAGTTTATAAAAAGGGAAGTAGATATGCTCAGTAAATATACTAGCACGGTAATCTGTATCTGTTGAGTTATTATACTTAACTATATACTCTTCTGTCTCTTTCGTAAAATAGTTACTACTACTCTTCTTTCTTGCCATAATTTTCAGGGAGCATGTATCGGTCTAGCTCTTTTTGTACGTTTAATAATTGTTCAAAAAAATAACCGACCTCATCATCGCTTTGAAATACTCCACGTTCGTCAAGGCTCTTAAGGTGCTTTTGTGAATCTAGTATAAGATTCGAAATATTCTGTAAGTATTTTGTCTGGTAGGGTCACATCTTCATACTTTTCAACTTTAATAAGTAAGTTACGAACTGCTAAACCTAATCCTACATTTATAATAAAAAAAATAATACAAATATACAACATATTTTATAAGTTTTTTAATAGAGATGTTAATCCTTCTGAGGAATTAATCTTTTTTCCTGTGGATGATTCTGCTTTATTAACTTTAGGTGTAGTACTTCCTCCACTTTTCTTCCACATATCATATTCTACCTTAGAAGCTAAGAAATCAGCTGTATGTAGCACTCAAATGATAGATGTTTTTTGTCTTGACGACTCGACATTACTAAAGAAATAAGCCTCGTTAGCTTTATCAAATACTCCATCATGAAGCCTAATACCTAACCACTCCTTCTGACTCACTGGAATACCAAATTTTTGTAAAATAAACAGAGAGCGGTCTGGGATGAGCATGAAATCAAGATTCGGATTGTACGTATACATCTCTGATAGTTTATCTTGACGCCATTTATCAGTCTGGGTTATATAGTTTGGTTGATCTCCATCACCTAATTTACCTAAATCATGGAATAATGCAGCAAAAACTAATTCTTCTTCTGTAAAATCAATCTCACCACCCATCTCCTTATATAACCGCATCTGCTTAACTGCATATTCCACAACTCTGTTAACATGGTCAACATACCCACCAGGGAAAGCGCTATGGTACCAAGTTTTAGAACTAGCAGGAGCCATAACATACTCATCTCCAATATAGGAAATCATAATTTTCACTGCTTCCTTTCTATTGGTAATGTAGTTATCTACAATCTTCAAGTGCTTTTCGTAGTTATTTTGAATTTTTTATGCTGTTAACATAGTTTAATTTTGTGTCTCTCTTGTAAGAAGTGTGTAGATATCGGAAATATTAGCCTTGATACTATCTAAATGAGTATACGATGATGGTCTATCTACCGTTCCTATTGTGTAGTTTAGTTTTGTAAGTTCGGATTCAATACGTTCTAGCTTTTTAATGATTATGTCTTTATTAATCATATATATCTTTTTATTTATTTATTTAATTTATTAATAATTAATTATAATATTACTAAGTTAATAAAAATAATTCTGAAAGGCAACTATTCTATAATAAATTTTTCCTCAAATAGTTGAGAGTTGCTTTTTGAACCTCCATCCCAATATATTTCTCCCTGAATAGTTATGGTATCCCCGATAAATTGACTAGGAATAGGTCCTATGGTACGTTTTGCCCATTTTCTACCAACTAAACTAGGAATGTATTCATTATTCTGAGGGGAATCATTAAGGTATAGTGTAGTAGATTGAACTAATTCCACTGTAACTCCGGTAGGCATTACCCAAAAACTGTCTGATGAGAAAGCAGCCTGCACTACCCCCATATCATTGTAATAGTAAAACGGATCAACATCATCTGCTTCTACGTAAATATCAAATCTAGGTAAATATGTTCCACCAAAATCCAAATCTACATGATAATATCCGTTAGCATCTTTTGGAAAAAATACAGATAAGGTGCCATCACAATAGCCATCAGGACATAAAGAAGGATTAACCTCGTCTTTTGAACATGAAACGGTAAATACCGTTAGTAATAATAAAGTAATTTTTAAATATCTCATAACCGTTTTAATTTATATATACAATATACGAAAAAGAAAGTTAGTAGCCAACTTTTTTTAATGTTTTTTCGGGGGAGGGTAGGGGGTTTTTTAGAAGCGTAGCCCGCCGCTCAAACGCGCTAAGTTCGCCCGCGTTATTTTCTTACGTTTTCTTAAATATATTTTAACGTACCTGCTTAATACTTTTACTAATTGACCAGTAGGACTGTGGGCAATATAGATTAAACGAGAGGGAGGCTCTTCTCTTGTGTTAAACGATTTAAAGTGCATGTTGTTTTAGT